CCAGGAGCGCCAGACCAGCCGACACACCCTTCTGGATGTTGGTTTCGGTGACACCCGGCAGGACGATTCCCTGACTGGCCTGGCCGAGCAGCGGAGAGTCGAAGACGGAACCGTATTTGGCACCCTCCTTCGCTTCCGAGGCGCCATTGACAGTCGATTCCTGCGTCGCGCCCTTTTCGATGTAGGTTCCACCGGAGCTGCCGAGCGCGTGAGCGTCGATTGCCACCGAGAGAGCCTGGCGAACGCCGGCGTCAACCAGCACGTTGAGATCCCCGTTCTGGAGATCCTGGAGCTGCTCGTCCGTGAACAGGACGATGGACGCGAACTTCTTGACATTCAGGACAGCCTGGTTGAACGAGGCTCCCGTGACACCCTTTTCTGCACCCTCGCCTACGGGTCCAGCGACGGGGCGGCCTTCCCAAATCGGGAAGTTCGTCTTACGGGCAGACGTGCTGCGGGCGTCGCCCGCGATCTGGAGAGCGCCGGTCTCGACAAGGATGCCGTTGACCAGGATCTCGCCCTGCTCCGGAGGGAGGAGGTATCCACCGGCTGCTTCGGAACCCTCGCGGATAGGGATCTGGTTAGTTACTGACGGAGTGGGCATTTAGCCTTTCCTGGGTGTTAGGTATGGGTGTGTGTGATTCGCCCCATCGCGGGGACTACGGGCGCGGGGTGAAAACCACACACGCCTTGTCAATGAGCGGGTCGCCCGCTACTAGTCGCCAGCCGGTGCAGGCTCAAGCCCTGAGAACAGGGAGCCGTTACCGCCAGTAGACCCCTGGCGGGCGGCAATGGCCTGGAGGATGAAGCTGTTGTGATCCTTGGTCGGGTCACTCTTCGCCGGCGGGGTGATGCGGACGCCGCCGTCAGGCGGGGCCGAAGGTGCCGGCTGACCACTCATTGCCACGAAAGCCTTGAGCGTGTCGGCGTCGGCGGCCAGCTCCTCCTTAGTGGAGCCGGTAAGACGGGATGCAAGCTGGAACGGGATCCCCTGCTCAGAGGCGACCTCGTACCGGAGAGCCTGAATACGAGCGCTCTCGGCCTCGGCCCTGGCCTCCGCGATCTGCTGCTCAAGGGGCTTGGACGCCTGGATCTGCGCGTCGAGCTGGGCCTCAAGGTCACGAGCGCGGGCATAGGCGTCAGCCGACCTGCGCTTCTCCTCGCGGGCAGTCTCACGTTCCGTGTCAATCAGACGACGGACGGAGTCGGGATTGTCAGCCTGCGCGATGATCTGATCGGCAGGGTCAGGCGCAGCCGGCGGTGCGGCAGCCGGCGGGTCAGGTGCAGCGAGCGGATCTGCGGGTGCAGGTGTAGCTCCCGCCGCCGTGAATGCAGCAGCGAGCGGGTCCGTCGCGGACTCGGGCATGTGTCTCCTTTACGACGCTCTCGGAGCGTCTAGTTCTGGATGCGTGAAACGCGGACGGCCTCGGTGACGTTCTTCTCCTGAGCGCCATTGCCATCCGGACCTGCACCTGGGGCTTCGGGGGTGACGGGGACGATCCCGAACTCCGTGGAGTTTTCGTCGAGACCCATCGCCTTCTTCATCGCCTTCCACCTCTTGATCGTGTCCGGGTCCGCTCCGATCTCCTCGAAGAGGGCCTGCTGTGGGACGCCGATCGTTGACAGCTTGATTGCGCCGTCAATGCGCTGCGACCTGATGCGCTGCTCCGGGTCTCCCCAAACAGTCTTCACAGGATCTTTGGCCTTAGCCTCGTCGCCGGCGGCACGGAACGCGAGACGGATTGTCTCGTTCCACGTACCCTCAAAGTCCGTTTTCTTGGACTTGACCTTGGCAACAAGGCCGGTCTCTGTGGCCGTCAGGGAGTCGCCCGAAGGAAACGCACCAGACTGGCCAAGGAGGTAGTGAGGAGGAGTCCTCGTCAATGCCGCGATGTGCTGAATCAGCATCTCGATCGCTTGCACGTAGTTCCGGAGGTCCGTGGCCTCGAACTGGCCAAACTTCGCCTCCGGGTGCTCCGACACCCACACGCGGCCGACAGACGCGAGAAACTGCTCGTCTGTCAATGCACGGCCCGTCTCCGGGTCTCTCGGAACTTCAAGTCCAGTAGCCCAACGCTGAGCGAACGACGCGAACTCGGACGCGATCATCATGTCCGAGACGAGCTTGTTCACGGCGTCCTGCACCGGGATGACCACCGCAATGTCAGAACGACCACCGACCGCGAGAGTCGGGTTGTTCCGGAGCGGGATCAGCGATACGACTTTCAGCCGGTTCGGGGTGCAGAACGGGGCGTCCTTACGGGGCACCCACTCGATCCCATTGCCAGCGCCGGTGGTGGGGCTGTTCAGGTAGTCCGTGGGTGTCCACAGGCCAGACACCGCGAGACCACGCTCTTCCTCGTGGCCCTTCTCCTCCGCTTCGTAGCGGTAGGTGGCGTCCGGCAGGTAGACCGTTGCCAGGATCCTGCCCTGGTGATCGACCCACTCTTTCAGGCCGGCGACCCTGAGACGCGGATTCGCAGCGTCATGCAGGACGATCGCCTGCGTCGGGTGCTCGATCGTGATGAGCGGACTCTCCGTGTCATACGCCTTGTTGCCATCGGGGTCCACCAGGATGTAGGCGTGGCCGAGCTTGACAGCCTCCGTGTGCGCCATACGGCAGTCGGCGTCCAGGTAGTTGTCCTGCCAGATGCGGGTCGCTTCCTCGTCGGCCTCATCCGCGCCTGTGCCTGAGCGGAAGCCGTTGATGATGAGACGCTCGACAGAGGCGTCCACGATCAGCTCGCACCAGTTGTCAGCGAACTCCCGGAAGAGATTGCCGAACGTGGCCCGGAAGCGAGACGTTGCGAACTGGAGGCGGTGAATCCCCTCGTAGTAGTTCTCCCACAGTTGGATCTGCGGGTTGCGCGCCTTGAGTTTCTGATCCATGTGGATCAGGTACAGCTTGGCTTCCGCTGGCGTCGAGGCCATATGGGTCTCCTGGTGTGATCGAAGTGTTGCCCCGGCCGTCGCCGGGGCGGGCGCCTATGAGGGCACCGACCACCACTCGCCTATGTGGGCGTCTCATGGGTGGCTTCTGCGGCTGCCCGCGCGGTATGGCGCTATGTATGCGCCGCAGCCAGCAGCTAGTAGACCGTCATCGGGACGCGCGAGATGAGGTTGACATTCACCCCAGCCGCTATTGCGTCTCGATACGCCTCCCACGAAAGACAGCCGGCCATTGCCGCGTCGATCTTGAGAGGAGAGTCAGGTCGCTCCTTACGGATAAGGAACAGGTTGACCCCGTCTTCGTCAAGGATGGGTATGGCGTACTTTCTGGCATTCGCAAGATGCGCCCTGAAAACAGGGTTGCCGTCATACGTCCACACTCCCTCCTTCATCCCGGCGATATACGCCTTCAAGGAGAGGGCCATCCTCTTGTGTGTGTTCGTGGGCCATTGGAAAACGCGGGGATGTCCACGTTCTTTCCCACGCTTGTGCGGGTACTTCGCTACCCATTCGGCAACGTGCGTATCCCAGTAGTAGGGATCGGCGTACATCCGCCAGACATCCCAGTAGTCGAACGCAGACGCGACCGCCGCATCCACCTCGTCGGCGGGTACAGACCAGTTGTCCTGAGTGCCGGGGTTAGCCCAGCACGCATACAGGGCTTGACGGCCAGTAGCGAGATCAGTCACCACGATCGCCGTGGTGTCCCGCGTCTGAGCACCATCGAAGCCCAGGACGACCTTCGCGCCCCTGGGAGGCAGGTACCCCTCCAATACGTCTTTGTCAATCATGTCGAGTGGGAACGCCTGGAGAGACTGCTGTACCGGCCTGTTCAGCCAGACGCGCTCCCAGTAGGCCATGTCGGTCTGAGGATCCAGACCAAGCTCGACAATGGCGTCAATGTCCGTCCACGAAGAAGCCGGGCCAGACGCATCAATGACGGCGGCCCGCATTCCCCCGATGTTCGGCGTGCTGTCCTCGTTCCGGAGAACGTGGTGATCGTCGGCCTGCCGGTGGTAGAAGAACAGCCGGGAGTCCTTGATCTTGTCTTCCGCCACCATGCGGGCGTAATCCATCGTCCCTTCGGCAACCGAGCCGAGTCCCGGCTCGAACGCCGTAGTGATCTCCAGAGTCCACGCATCCGCAGCTTTACGCTTCGGGATGTTCGCCAACATGGTCTGGTGCGACGCGACGAGTTTTTCCGTTGTCATACGGTGTGTCTCGTCGAAGATGTTTAGGGTTGTCCTAGCACCATCTCTAGAATCCGGGGACGAGGCGAGTGCGACGGCCTTTCCCGCAGCTTTTCCTCCAGGATCCAGCACAAGGATGCGTTCGTTGCCAATGTCAAAGTCAGCAGCGAGCGGGCCTTCTTCAAGCATGACTTTGAGAGCGCCATAGGCAAGCTCCTCACTCTGATCCTCCGTGTAGGCAACCATCGGGATATACGGGTCGAAGACACCCACGCCGACGGGCTCGCCGGCCGCATACTTGTACGGGCGCCACAAGCCGTTCTCATCGACGTAGTCCCACTCCGATTCCTCGCCCTCCTCGGCCCAATGGTCGAAGCGGACAGGTGCGGCGGGGTGCAGCTCGCCGGCGGTCACAGCCGCCGCGAACTCGGTCTTGGCCCAGCCCTTCCGGACAGACAGCCCGACCCGCTTGAACCGGCGGCGGCCAGAGATGTCCAGCCCCTCCGGGGTCATGGTGCCAGGGGCCTGGAGTTCGTAGGCCATGTGGAGGATCGCGGCCTTCTCGATGTCAAGCGAGTATTTCTGGCCTCGGATGTCTCCCGGACCGTGGACTAGGTACGACTCCATCCAGCACTTGATCTGCGGGCCAAGCGTGATACCTGTGCGGTTATCCCGTTTCGGGATTACGAAGACGCCCATTACTGGTACAGGACATCGGTCGGATCCGCAGTCGGCGCTGACAGGGGCAGCTCGACAATGTCGGCGTCCGTCAACGTGACATCCACGCGCTTCGTGTTCCGCTTCCTCGTCTTCGAGGTGGTCTCCTCCGTCTCGGCAATGACCCAGTCCAGGGACCGGCGTGCCATCGGCGTGAGGCCGTACTGCTTGATGAGGGCGTCGATGTTGCTCGACACCATTGTCGTAGACCGGCCGTCCTCGAACCGCTCCCAATACTCGGTTTCCAGGGCGACGAGACGAATCAGCGTGGGGATGTCAACCCCGAGGAACTCATCCACCATCTCGGAAGACCACAGGGCCTCCCACAGGTAGAGTGCGTTCGGGTGCCAATCCGCAGGTTCACGGACCGTTATCGTCTCGCCGTCTTCTTTGACCTTGACAACCCGGTACCGCTGGGGCAGCTCGGGCTTGACATTCGGTGATGTGACAACGAGCGCCGTCGCGGTGCTCACTTGGTTCCGGCGTGCCCGTGCAGACGGGTGCTTGGGGTAAGGGGGCATCGCGCCCTCCTGTGTTAGCTAGGTTGCCGGACAACCACGGCATACGCCTGTGGCACAGTCACCTTCGAGTAGATCGGGTGCGGGGTACTGACCTGCGCGTACAGCCGGCGCATCGTGATGACTGCGAACGAGTGTCGGCGGGCAATCGTCAGACGGAGCTGTTCACCGGCACCCGTTACGCCAAGTGATAGCGACATCTGGCCCCTGACGGGTCCCTGCGAGTGTCCATTGACACCGAGGGTCTGCGAGAGCGCGCCGGCGGTAGAACGGACAACCCTTGTCCGTGTTGCCAGGCCGAGAGGCATTCCGAGGAGCGACTGGCCGACATCGCCCTTCCCGCCATGCCCCGAGACCGAGATCACGGCCTTCAGGGATCCTGTGGCCGTCCTGACCGAAGAAGTCTTCGACTGCTCACCGATTGGCAATGAGATCGACCCAGATGCCGTTCTGTACGAGTTGACCTTCGAGGACAACCCAAACGGCAGCGCAGCGCGCCCTTCGCCTTCTCCCGTGAAGGAGAGGATGAACTTTCCGACTTCTTCCCGGACCGTTTTGCCTTCTGGCCCGGTTTTCGCCCAGTATGTGAACGAATGGCCTTTTTCGATGATCGAGCGGTATTCGCTCGACCTGCCTTCGCCCTGGAGCTTCAAGTTGAAGTTTTCAACCTGGCTATTCGGGATCAGGTCTTCGTTCGAGTTGAAGAGCAGCCACCGAGCGCCACTAACGGTGCCCTGCTGCGGAGAGGCGCGTTCCTGGGCGCGGCGAGATTCCGCAGCGTTCGTAAACGGCCCATGCCCGAGGTTCGTAACGCCTTTTTCCCCGGTGAAGGGCGACGTGTAAACCATCTGCTCCTGGAGCGCCTCCTGTACGTGTTCCGTGAGGTTATTGACGCTTTTCGTCGGCCAGGTCAGTTCCTTGTACGGTTCGCCCGATTCCATCAGTTCGACCAAGGCACGAATGTCGTAGATACCTGACAATGTGCAGACACCGTCGATCGTGCCGGGGTTCGCCGCGTTCATGCGCTCAGCGACCATCGAGACAATGTGACCTCCAGCCGAGCCACCAACCAGGACGACGTGAGGGTTGGCAATCAGGTTCAGTTCAGACGTATGAGCGAGCGCCCAGTTGACAGACGCTTCGATGTCTTCAAACTGACCAGGGAAGGCACCTTCCGTGGAGGAAGCGTCCCGGTAGTTCGGGAGGATGACCGTGCCAACCCCATCTTTGTAGAGGTTGTTGGCATACGTGCCGGTCATTTCCCATTGTTCATCCACCCAGCCACCGCCGTGAACCATCACCACGAGGGTCTGCTGGAGCGTTTTCGGCACGTAGGTTTTGACAACCTGATTCGTGCCGGCGCCGTAGCGACCAGCCGAGCTGAACCCCGAGCCTTCGATGCCGAGCGGGAAGCTCATGGCACCCAACGCCGAGCGGACCGTGTGGACCGTGGAACTCAGGTTGAGCGGGAGCGACTGGCCCGTGCGGACGAGATGGCCGAAGCCAGAGGTGCCGACTTGGACAGGGTTGTGGATCTGCCCGGTTGTCGTGCGGCTAGAGGAAGTCTTACTGGCCAGGGCTACAGGGACGGAGAGTTCGCCCTTGTGTTCCGGTCCGGGGTAGCCCAGGATGACCACATTGGCCCAGCCGAGCTTTTCTTTTTCGACCCATTCGCCAGAGGCGACTTCACCAGCTTTCTTCCCTTTTTTGGCGGGGCCGGTGAAGTACGGGGTGGCGCCTTCCGTGGAAGTGCTGAGTTCCATCTGCTGCGTGAGGGTGCCCGAGATGGAGCGGATCCACAGGAAGCTGCTCTGGCCGGGGTAGATAATCCCCGTCTGAGTGAATTCGACGAAGAGGGCTTTGCCTTTTTCAGGGGCGTGTTTGACGGTCCCCTTGGCAATGACCGTTTTGCCGGGTTTCGCGCCTTCGTCGCTCAGGATGGCGAATTCAAATTCGCCTTCGGCAGCCGCGACAGACGGAGTGATCCGGAGCTGCTCGGCCTTCCAGACTTTTTTGAACGTGGGGAGTTTGACCGCGAACGGGGTATCGCTGGCGGCCTGGACCGCTTTGCCCGCGTTGATCGGTTCCGATTCCGGGGCAGCGTCCTGGAGGGGGCCGTGGCCCGCACCTTCCGGCAGGTCGATGACGAGGCTGATCGCGCCGGCCGTGCCGAAGCTCGACTTGGCACCAGAGGACGAAACGGACAGGACCGCGCCCAACGCGCCGGCCACCCGAGTCACGCGTTTCGCGCCGACAGACGACAGGCCAAGCGGCAGACCGAGCGCACCCTTGGCTTCTCCGGACTTGTGGCCCGTGGAGGCTACGCTGAGGGCCGCGCCGAGGGCACCAGCAGCGCTCCTAACGGACTTCGTCGCCGTCGCCGTACCAACCGGCAGCCCGAGCGCCCCAGCCGTCCCTTTGGCCGTTTCTTCGGTGCCGAGGACAGCGGTGTAGAACTGACCCGTCAGCGTTTTTTCAGCCCATTCCGTCGCTTCGGACGGTTTTTCGATTTTCGCCGGGACTTTGTTTTTCAGGATTGTCGATTCGCCGTGCGCCTCAAGGTACAGCGCGCCGCCGAACGGGATGATGACTTCCCAGTATTCTTTCGCCGTACTCAGGACGCCGGATTTCACAGACCCATTGACAAGGATCCATTTTTCCTTCGCCGGCGTTCCCGTGTACGTCGCTTCCGCAACTACAGCGCCAGGATGTCCGCCCGTGTTTTCGCAGATAAAGACCTTGAACGAGGTACAGGTAGGAAGCGAAGACCCCGTCCGGAGTTCAAACGATTCGGCGGTCCCGTTTTTCAGCGGCGTGAATTTCTGCGCGTACCCGACCTTTTCCGAGATAGCGGTGTTCGTCCCGGAGACGAACGTCTGTGTGCCGGCCAGTAGCGACATGGTGTCTCCCCGACCGGCACACGGTCATTTCTCTAGGCTGCGGTTTTCGAGTCGTCCCACACGTTTTCGGTGATGGTGTACGCCTGTTCCGATTCAAAGGTTTCCGGCGTAGCCACCTTGTTGACCGCGAGGCATTCTCCAGCCGCGACCGCTTCCCCTTCGTAGAACACGATGTAGGTCACGACGATTTTGCCAGCGCCCGAAGCGCCCGGCACTTTGAATTCTTTGCTCGTGGTGTCCTTGATGACGCCCTTCGCAGCAGCAGCCCACGTAGTCGGGTTCCGCTTGTTGGCTTCCGCCGATTTGTTCTTCACCGCGATCTCTTTGACCTGGGCGAATTTGAACGCGCCAGCGACCGTGCCAGTCCATTCCTCGATCGGCCCGCCTTCGGTCTGCGAGACCGTGACGTTTTCCGCTTCCGCCGTGACAACGAAGTAGAAGCGACCTTCGACGAGCGTGTTCGCTTCCGACGTGTTCACGTAGATGATGTTGTTGGCAACCAGCCCGTGACCGGCCGTCAGTTTGATCTTCTTTTTTTCCACGTCTCCCGTGGCGGTGAATTCTTTGTACGCTTCCGCGAGCGAGCAGAATTTCGCTTTGCCCGTGATCGTCGTCAGGGCCGCGTTCTTGAGCGTGCCACCAACTGCTGACATGTGGATCTCCTATGGGTGAGGTTGAAGGCGGCCCATGAGGACACGCGCAAGGTGGGGCTAGATTTCGATGAGCGGGCCAGGCATCAGGCCGGCGCGAAGCTGATCGTGCCTTTCAGGGGCGGCAGCACTTCCGTTGCCGATTCTTCGATGTCCAGCACGAAGTTGAGCTGCGGCGCCGGGGCTTCCGAAGTCTGAATTGGAGTCAGCTTGACTTCGACCGTCCCAGCGGCAGCATTGACAGTCAGGCCATTGCCAGAGGTCAGCACCAACCAGTCGGCGCCAAACGTCAAGCGGACCGTCATGTTCGTCAGCGTCAGGACTTTCGAGTGGGCCGCGTCTTCAAACAGCGCGATCGAGAAGCGGCAGGTACGGCCACGGGTGGCTTCGATGTATTCGAGCTGGCTCATAGCGTCTCGATCGGGGCCAGGGGCGCCTCACCGGGCGCTGAGAGGACGCTGATCTTGCCGGCGGCGAGCGTGAACACGTCACCGTCCGCGAGCTTCGCTGTGACCGTGTAGTCGTAGTCGCCTTCGTTGAGCTGTTCGGTCTCGACCGAGGACAGTTCGATTGACGCGGTTGAGACGGGCGACGGTGTAGACGGGACCACCTGAGTCCAGACCACGGGACTCGACCCGTAGATGTTGGAGTCGTCGTAGCCGACCGTCATCGTCAGCGTCGAGCCGGCCAGGTTCGGATACCAGCTCGCCCACCATTTCAGGGCGCGCGACTCCGCAGCCTTGTACGAATCACCTTTGGTGATCTCCTGATGCGTGGCAATAGGCGCTTCGGGCACAGGAGCCTCCAGGTAGGTAGCGCTCAAGGGCTGGCAATGGGCGCCCGAGCGAGGTAATTTGGCTTGCTAGAGCCGTTTGAGAGGGGTTTGTAACAGCCTTGTAACAGCTCAAAACGGCGTTGTTGAGATGCGTACACACAAAAAAAGACC